CTTCTGCCGAATCATCAATCTCAGTTTCAAAAGGAACCAGTTATACAGTCACCATTGGTGGTGGCGGTCCAAACGCTTTTCTTGCAAATGGTTCTAATGGAAACTCTTCTGTCTTTGCAACAGTAACTTCCACAGCTGGTGGTGGAGGTGGTGGAGGTGCATCTTTGTCTGGTAATCCAGGCAGCAATGGTGGTTCAGGCGGTGGCGGTGCTTGGCGAAGTTCCGTTCAAGCAGGTGGAACTGGAACAGCAAATCAAGGTTATGCTGGAGGCGCAGGAGGAACTGATAACTCCAATTATCCATCAGGCGGTGGCGGTGGTGCAGCATCTGTTGGTGGCACTGTTTCAGGAGGAACTTCAGGAGCAGGTGGTACTGGATTAGTTTCAACCATTGATCAACTGTCAGTTGGCAGAGCAGGCGGCGGTGGAGGTGGTAATCAAACCATTTCAGGTGGTTCAGCTTCACAAGGCGGAGGAAGTGGCGCAAGTTTTGCAGGAGCCACAAATGCTAATCCTGGAACTGCAAACACAGGTGGTGGAGGTGGTGGTGGTTGCGGTAACGGAACGGGTGGTGCAGCAAATTCACAAAGCGCCTCAGGTGGTTCAGGTGTTGTGGTCTTGCGTTATCCAAACACTTATGCCGACCTCACTTCAGTCGGTGGTGGTCTGACTTACACAAAAACTACTCCTACAGGGTATAAAGTTTATACATTTACAGCGGGAACAGGATTGGTGACAATCTAATGGCACACTATGCGTTCCTCAATGATTCAAACATTGTCACAGAAGTAATTGTTGGAAAAGACGAAAATGAATTCATTGAAGGTTTAGACCCAGAGACTTGGTATGGAAATTTTCGTGGACAAAAATGTGTTCGTACTTCCTACAATACTTTTGGTGGAGTTCACACAAATGGAGGAACTCCACTTCATAAGAACTACGCTGGCATCGGTTACACATGGGATGGAACAGGCTTTGCAGCTCCACAGCCATTCCCATCATGGACATTGAATGCGGAGACTTATCTTTGGGAATCTCCAACGCCAATTCCTACTGATGGCAAAATTTACACATGGGATGAAGAAACAAAATCTTGGATTGAAATTCAACTCTAACCCTTCCTAACCTTCTAGGAGAGCCACATGGCAGTCATATCCGCACAATACGCAGTCACAACATCACCAGTGAAAATTGTCAGCGCTGACTCGGCTGCCGAAATGGTCTATATCCACAGCGAGACAGCAATTGCTTATCTTGGGGGAGATAACACAGTTTCATCGACTACTGGCTACAAGTTAGATGTCAATGACAAAATCTCTCTTGCTAATCATGAAGGCGAAATCTGGGCTGTCTCTGCTGTTGCTTCTACAATTTCGGTTCTTATTATCACGCGATGACTTCCGACACAGCAACAATAATCTATTCGTATTTCTTCGTGGCAGCAGCACTCCTTGCGGGGGTGGGGATTGTTGCCAAACACGCCATCAAGACTCACACAGAAGCCATTGAAGAGAAGCTAAGTCGAATCGAGTATGCGCTTTACAACGATGGACAAACTGGACTCATCAACAAGGTCGATCAGTTGATTGAGAACCAGAACATCATCAAAATTGATGTTGAAGTAATGAAAGCAAAATCTGAGATCAAGACATCCAGGGTGAGGAAGTCGAGCTAAGAATTGAAATCTTTGCGCATCCCTGCCGCACTGTTCCTGATTGTTGCTCCAACTTATTTTTTCCCTGCTATGGCAGAAGAATTGACCATCGGCACTCCCACAAATGTTGAAATTGAAGTTCACCCAGAAGAGAAGCAAGTTCATCTTCAATGGGAGGCTCCAGAGTCATCAACAGGCACAGCCATGCCAGAGCGCTATGCAATTTTCTGGAATTGCGAAGAGTGCGGAAATGGCAGGGCAGTAGCCTCAACCACGACCTCCATCACCTTGCCATTTGCAGTGCTTGCCGATGCTGGCGCTCTTGATGGGCGCAGATTCAAGTTCGGCATTCGCTCAGACAATGACACCTTGCATCTCTATTCACAATTTGCAATTGTTCAAGTTCGCCTCGGTTCTATTCCTAAGATTGCAATTGTGCCAACGCCAATGCCATCTGCAAGTGATGGATCTACAGCATCGATTATTGTGGAGACAAAGACAGCGCAAATTGTTGAGACAGCGACAGCAATTGTTGAGACAGTGACAGTCACAGTTTCTCCAACACCTGAGCCAACTCCAACATCGAGTCCAACTCCAACACCTGAGCCAGTTGTGATTGCACCTGCACCTCAACCTGCCCCAGAACCTGCACCTGCACCAGAACCAATTCCTGCACCTGAACCAGAGCCTGTGGTTATTCCAGAGCCTGCTCCAGAGCCTGCACCTGCTCCAGCACTTGAGCCAACTCCTATTCCTGCACCTGAACCAATTCCTGCTCCTGCACCAGAACCTGCACCAGAACCTGCACCTGCACCTGCTCCTGCACCAGAACCTGCACCTGCACCTACACCTGCAGCAGAACCTGCTCCTGCACCTGAGCCGACTCCTGCTCCTGCACCTGAGCCGACTCCTATTCTTATTCCTGCACCAGAGCCTCCTGTAGTTGTTGGCTTGATTCCTAACAATCCAAGTCAATTGCCAATCGATATTCCCAAGGTTCCCGAAAGCAACCTTTTGACACCTCACATTCAGCAAGACAAGCCAGGTGTGGAAAATGGTGGCATCGAATTCTTTGGAACTCAGTCACAGCCTCAAGTTGTGAATGAAGATGGAACCCTAACTCCACCAGCGCCAGCACCAGGTTCGGGAGATCCGATTCCACCTGATGCAATCACAGTGCCTGAAACTTTTATTGGTCAGCCTGGTGGCATGACTTTCAACGCACCCGATATTGCTGTTCCTGTCTTGCCGATTGACATCAACATCGACATTCCTGGCGTTGGCGAAGCTGCTCAGGCAGTTGCCGATGCTTATGTCGCACTCGCCAACATTGGAAACGATATGTCTCCGATTACTCGCAAGAAGGCAAAAAAGATTCTTGTTGCAACCATATTCGCAGGGGCTATCACTAGGAGAATCAAATGAAGAACCTGCTCTCTGATTTAGCAAATCAAATCTGGACATTTGTTGGATTATTTTCAGCCTGGCTTGTCCTGACTGGCTCCGCAAAAACTGTCGTGGGTTATGCCATCATCATCTCAACATTCTTATGGATCACAACCTTTCCGCTACGAAATCCCAAAGATAAGGAAAAGCAATGAAAACCCTCAACAACATCATTCTCCGCATCCTTGCCACATTTGTCATTGGCGCACTTGGCACAATCGGCGCAGCTTCAATCTTCGGCATCGATGTATGGAAAGCAGCAGCAGTCGCTGGCTTGCTTGCGACAATGGATGTCATTGCTGAACTTTCACGCTTTTATGTTGCAGATGGCAAGTTGACCAATATCGAGATCAATGAAGCATTCAGCAAGGCAACAAAGACCGAAGGGGACAAGAAGTGAGTCAACGCAATCAAATCGCTATGGCAGCTCGTGAAGAGCTTGGCTATATCGAGACAGGGGTCAATCACACCAAATACCAGAAGGCTGACCAGCCTTGGTGTGGAGCGTTTGTCAACTTCATTTTCAAAAGCGTTGGGGTCAAAATTCCTGACTGCACATCAACTCTTGCTGGGGCAACAGCCTTGCAGAAGGCAAAGGCTTGGCAGGATGCAGAAACTGCAACTCCAGAAGTCGGGGATCTTGTATTCTTTGATTTTCCAGGAGACGGCGTAGATCGCATTTCTCATGTTGGAATTGTCATCAAGAACAACGGCGATGGAACTGTCACAACTATTGAGGGAAATACTAGCCCAGACAAAAAAGGCGATCAGCGCAATGGTGGCGAAGTCTGCCAAAAGAAGCGAGCCTACAAGAAGAAAAACAATGGCATCAAGCCATCGTTGCCAGTCTTCATTGTTGGTTTTGGAAAACCAACTTTCAAGGATTAGGAATTGAACATTCAGGGCTTGACCCTCAACCCTGAAACAAAGCAAGCAGCATCACTTCTCGCCGAGAAGACTTTCGAGCGCTATCGCAACAATCCTGGACATTACAGGAACACAGCGAACAGCCACCTCGTTGGTCATCTCGGCGAATTTGCTGCATTCATCTGGCTTCGCGATAACGGCTTTGAGCCAGAGGCAGACTTCTCTGATCCATCCAAGGACAAAGAAGCTGACATCTTGACCAATGTGGGGCGCATCGAGGTCAAGACATGGAGTGAAAGATACTGGGAGCAATGGGGTAGATGTGTCTCAGTTTCCCAGTATGCTTCCATCAAGCGGAAAGCAGATTTCATCTTCTGGCTCTCAGTTGATGAAGTTGATTCCGATACACCAAAAGTTGCTTTCAGGGGTTGGTGCGAGGTTGACATCTTTGAGGGAATGTCATCAATTATGACTGGAGATCCTGGCAGAGAAGTCAGGAATTACCAATTGCACCCATCTCAGCTGAAGCCAGTTGAAGAGATGGAGAAATTGCATGGATCGAGAGAAGACTCTTAGCGAGGCAATTCGCCTCACAATGAATGATAGAAATGAATCCTATGACAACCCGCTACGCAATCACACACGCATTGCAAAGATTTGGTCGGTCATTCTAGGCGTTGAAATTGATGCAACTCAGGTTGCGCTCTGCATGGCAGGGCTGAAACTGGCTCGGCTGGCTTACAAATACGATGACGATTCTTTCATCGATCTCTGTGCTTATGCCGCTATTGCCAATGAGGTTCGTCAATGAGAAATCTTGTTGTTCTAGTTCCTAGCCGAAATCGACCACAGAACATTGCTGACTTGATTCAGGCGTTTGAAGATACCGAGACCGAATCGGATTTGATTGTGATTGTCGATGACGATGAACCACAGATGGATGCTTACTTGCAACTCGGTTGCGATGTGCTGATGGTTGAAAAGCGTGGTAAGGGAATGGCAAAGCCATTGAACTTTGCTGCTCGACACTATGCTCACAAATACCGACACTTCGCATTCCTTGGCGATGATCACAGACCACGCACAAAGAACTGGGATGTTTATTTCATCAACGCACTCGATGAACTAGGCACAGGCTTGGTCTATGGAGACGATTTGCTTCAGGGCGAGAATCTTGCAACTGCTGTGGCAATGTCGGGCGATATTGTCAACGCTCTGGGTGGAATGGTTCCCCCAGATATGATTCACTTATATTTGGACAACTTCTGGATGACACTCGGCAAAGACTTGAATGCTCTCCGCTATATCCCAGAAGTTGTCCTTGAACATTTGCACCCTATTGCTGGCAAAGCCGAATGGGATGAAGGCTATCGAGATGTCAATGCTGAGGAAGTTTATTCAGCCGACAAGAAGGCACTCGATGACTATCTTGCCAGCGATGCTTATCGCTACCTCTTGCAAGAACTTCGAGATCAAGCATGAAGATTCTCATCACTGGCAATGCTGGTTTCGTAGGCAGAGCATTCCATCGCTATTTTGAGAATCAAGGTCACGATGTTGTCGGCATTGACATTGCCAATGACTTGCCGATGGATGCTCGCGATTTCTTCCGCAAAGACAACACACACTTTGACAAGGTGATTCACCTTGCAGCAGTTGTCGGCGGGCGCAAGATGATTGAGGGTTCCCCACTTGCTTTGGCTGTGGACTTGTCCATTGATGCAGAGATGTTTGGTTGGGCGCTTCGCACAAAGCCAGGGTGCATCACTTACTTCTCATCATCTGCTGCTTATCCAACAGCTCTTCAGACTCACGATGTTGCCAAAGTTCTCGTTGAATCCGACATCAACTTGCAAGAGATTGCGACCCCAGACATGACCTATGGTTGGGCGAAGCTGACGGGTGAAATGCTTGCAAGCCACGCCAGAGCGCAAGGTCTGACAGTCCATGTCTATCGACCATTTTCAGGCTATGGAACAGATCAAGCACTGGACTATCCATTCCCATCCTTCATCGCTCGTGGTTTGAGGCGAGCCAACCCATTCGAGATTTGGGGAACTGGCAATCAATGCCGAGACTTCATTCACATCGATGATGTTGTCGCTGGCGCTGAGTCTGGCTGTCTTGCCGACATCGAAACTGCCAATCTTGGCACAGGAATTGCGACCTCATTCAATGACTTGGCTCGCATGGTTGCAAAGGTCGCTGGCTATGAGCCAGCCTTCCAGAACCTACCTGCCGAGCCTTCAGGGGTCGATTACAGGGTCGCAGACCCCACTTTGATGAATACCTTCTACACCCCAACAATCAGCCTTGAGGAAGGCATCCAACGCGCTTTTGCTGGCTTGAGCTAACCCTCGCCTTAGTTCGCCAGCAAAATAGAAAAGACCCCCATCGGCTTCGGCTGGCGGGGGTCTTTTCGCTCATTGTGGGGAACGACACGCGAAAAATAGTTGCTTGCAATGGTTCTCAATTTGACTTGTCGGGTGTAGTATTTACATCAAGAGAAGGAACAAGGATCCTTCACCAAGGCGAGAGGCAAGACCATGACAACAACTGAAACAGCAAAGCTAATCCGCACAGAACTCAAGGCAACATTTCCAGCAGTCAAGTTCTCAGTTCGCAAGATTCATTTTGGCGTTATCAACATCGAATTCAAAGATGCAAAAGAAATTCGCTCAACTGTGAACGCAATCGCTAAGAAGTTTGAAGATTGGTCAGAATTCAACACTCAATTTGTTTTCGTGAATTGCTACGGGAACAACTAATCATGACAATTCAACTTGAAGTCACATTGCAGGATCTCTCTTTCCTCTACACAGCGAAGATGAAGTGGGATGCAGACTTTGCATCTCAACTTCCACGCTTTGAATCAGTCACAGGCGAGCCAATCTGGAACAAGTTGACCAACGCCTATTGGCTTCCTGATTGGACAACGGCGATGATATTCCGCGCCTATCTGACATCAGTGCAAGCCGAGTTTCAGATTCTGCTCGACAATGCCGATGGCATCGATCCTTATGTCATCCTCTGTGGTTGGGAGTTCTAATGACTCGCGCAACCAATGAAGAATTCGAGGCATGGAAAGCAGATTGCATTGCCAATCCATCCAAACTCGATGCTCTGCCAAGAAGCGTTGCACAGATGTGGCGCAAGCAATGGGGCATCAATGCCACAGTCTTCAACATCAGTTCAGCTCGCAATTTGAGCAAAGGCGTTGGAGTTTCAATTCAGATTGACGAGAACTCCAGCATTGATCAGGTCACTGACTTTGCCTTCCGCTTGCAGATGATGCTTGATTCAAAGTCTATTGCTGAAGATGCTTGGAAACTAGGAACAGACTCAATCCAATGCTGGCTCACATCACATCACATGACTTGGGCGCAGTTCCTTTCAACCATGAAAGAGCAGGTCGCATCATGACGGGTTTCATCGTATTCATCACAATCTTCACAACAATCGCAATCTTGCCAATGGTTCTGTGGCTTGATGGCGTACTCAACAAGAATGACGATTTCCTCGAAGTCGAGGAATGGCACAACTTCCAATCAAAGATGGGAAATAAATAAAATGGGAATCGATGTCGCACCAGCAACAGTTGCTTGGATTCTGTTCATCTTGTCAGCATCAGGCATTTCATATCTCATCGGCGGGTTTGTCTATTGGAACCAGCGCGATGAAGAGGTCAAAGAATTGAAGCAAGATTTGAATTGGGCTTATCGTGAAGCTGATGAAGTTCGCGAAGCATTCAACTCTTGCGCTTGCCGATCCAAGCGCAAACCTTCTGTGAAGGCATAAATGAGCAAAGCCAAGCAGAAGGGGACAGCAGCCGAGTCAGCGCTCGTCAAATTCCTCGTGGGACAGGGTTTTCCTGGCGCGGAAAGACGAGCGTTGACTGGCGCTTTCGACCAAGGTGACATCACAGGGACACCTTGCTTGGCGTGGGAAGTGAAGAATCATTCAACTTACAAGATTCCTGCTTGGATCAAGGAAACTGAAATCGAGCGAGTCAATGCCAAGGCAGACTTTGGCATTCTCGCTATCAAGCCAAATGGCGTTGGCTTGTCCAACGCTGGTCAATGGTGGG